GTGGCAAAATCTAATGGTTTTGTAGGATCTTCACCTGGAATCATCGCTGCAACAGATGCAATTCCATAAATTCGCGCTAATCTTACCACATTTGCAATGATATTATCGCAATTTAAGCGTTGCCACTCATCTGTAAATGCTTTTCTAACTCGATCTTCTGGCGAACCAGGTATATTTATGTTGCGCCCTTGAGATTGCGCCAATTGAACTGGAGTATCTACAAGTTTTGCGCCTAATGGATGATAAGAATAAATCAATTTGCATAATTCATAGCTTGCTGATGCGCCCAATTCAATATTATCCGCCATTAATATCTTCATTAATGGCGTGCCGAGTGGAGAGCCATTAAATAGCCCTCCACCCTCACCTTCTACTACGACGTCAGCCAATGTTTGACTCTATCGCCTAAGTGGTGTTCCTCAGAGCCTTTTGGGCTGTGCGGTCGGAGGCGCGTCAGGACCCCCCTGATCTGGTGACGGCGGTTTGACCTCAATGACGACGTAGCGATAGCCGACGCCAGTGATCCAAGCAAGAAGGAGCACTTTGCCTGGTTTCACAGAACCAGGAGGCAACGGCGGCCAAATCGTTCCAGGAGGCGGATCAACCGGTGGTAGTTCGTTGCCTGGCGCCGGCGGTAGACCGAGGTCAGGACGTTCTGGTCGAACAGGCCACGCTGGAAGATGACCGGGACGTACCGGTCTGCCAGGAAGACCTTGACCAGGAGCGGTGCCTTCGTCAACGCCAAAACCTGGATCGACTGGGCGCCCAGGCCAAACAGGAAGGCCCTGACCAGGACGTGGAGGGAAACCAGGCCACGCAGGAAGATGCCCAGGATGACCAGGCGGTTTGTTTCCAGGCAACGAATTGTCTATTTCGCCACCTTCATCGATTTCTGGCTCTTCAGGAAGCTCGCCATCGATACCAGCGCCTTCATCAACGCCGTATCCAGGATCTACAGGACGACCCCAACGATCACGTCTACGGATAACCCGCAACCAACCTTTAACTCTAGGCATTATTTTCTCCTTGGTTTGCCCTTTTGGGCTGTTAAATCCAGATCTTCAAACGCGTAGCGTCCTGGATAAAAAAGCAAAGAGAGCGCCTGAACTATTCGCCGTTAGTGGCGCTCAGTTACCTGTGGGAGGAAGCCGCAGATGACTCGTTATCTTTGCTGAAGCTTATGGTGCGAAAATTGCGTCAAGTTTCTTTTGATCAGCATTTGCCTTGGCAACAGCAGCGCGCCATGCATCTTCTGGACCATCTTCCTTCCAATGCTCGCCATCAGCTTCCTTCCACTGACGGCCTTTAAATAGAGTCGCCTTTTCCCAATCAACTGCCATTTCTTTCGCAAGCGCGTCATATTCTTCACGCTTCGTCATTTTGTATCTCCCTGACTCTATAACCTGCTTTACCACAGATCAGGATCTCCAAGCGCAGAGGCTATACCATAGCAGAAGCAATCTACCAAGTCGTCCTCTTGGTCTGGTACGCCAACATTGAAGCTATGTACTTGTTTAAGTAAATGATTTGCATGACGTGATTTAAAATCAATCGTCTTTCTATATGCGAATTCAGTATATTTGACTTTTCCTGCTGTGACATATCCAGAAACACTGACTGCTCGCGGCTGCTTTCCAAGTTGAACGAGTTTTGCATCGACTCCATGTGCCATTCTACCTTGGCGATTCAACTGCTGCAATAGAACTATACCAGATCCTTTTTCTTCAATTACAGGTCCAATTGAACCGCGTCGCGCATGCATCCATCTAGCAAATTCTTCAAGACGACGATAGATTTCATCCATCCAATTAATCAATAAGTCTGCTGGCGTTTGCAATAAATCATAATCTAAAATTTGCAGTGGCGCATCAGTAAAATATTCATTTAAAGCCCAAAAAATGACACCTGTTGCATCATGTTTAGCATCAGCCTTAATGCCAGTGTCAATAGTACAGAAAACGCAATCACACCATGCAAAACGATCCACAGGATGGCCATCAACTAACAAATCCTTTTCTAAGAAGTATGTACCACCTGGAGGCTGTGGGTTTTGTTGGTATAAGCTTTCAAAGTCTCGATGTCCAAGGATAGTTCGCTTTCTTTCAATAGCGGCGTGACTCTCCCATTCTGGCCAGAGTACCTCCCCAACGTCGCGCCCAAGAGCATCATCAGCAATAGCAAAAGCAGGAAGATTAATAATCTCCCATTGATCACCACCCTTCTCCATCTCATGGAGAAGCATCCCTCCTAAATCTTCCAAATGCCATCTGGTTTGAATAAGAATGATTCTAGCATCAGGCTTAAGTCTTGTGACCAAATCACTCTTATACCATTCCCACGTTTTCGTCCTGACGACTTCTGACTCAGCATCTTCTCGTGATTTGACAGGATCATCAATGATTGCGAGATCAGCTCTTCGTCCTGTAATTGACCCACCAACGCCAGCTGCAAAGTATTCACCGCCGTTCGTAGTTTCCCATCTTGAAGCGGCTCTGTTTGATTCATCTAAAGAATATCCTAACAAGTCTTGCTTCAAAAGTATCTTGTTGCGCACCCTACGGCCAAAGCGTTCAGCTAACTCACCCGTATGCGAGCAACCAATAATTGATGATCGTGGAAATTGTTTGAACCAGTAAGGTGGGAGTAATTCAGATGTATACGTAGATTTGGCGCTCCCAGGCGGAGCAAATATCATCAAACGATCAATATCACCGGCAATTACTTGTTCAAGTTTGTTAATAATAAGGCGATGATGCGCAGCAGGGGCAAAGCCAAAATCATGAACGCATTCAGTAGACCAAGCTAAAAGCGAAGATTGACATCTTTTACGCCATGCCTCAGATTTAAAACGAGCTAATTGAGCTCGGCGCATTTTATCAAAGAAATCTGACATTTATGAATACTGACCCAGAAAGCAAGTTATTTTGATCTTGCTTAACGGCCAACTCGTCGTTTCCGCTTGTCCAACTAGGACTTTATAAAATCTTATTTTCCCATGCGATCCTTTGTGAAATCCTGGACCTCCGAGGCTGAAGGTCCAGAAGTCAGGGCTATACAAAGAGCGCCGGACGGGTTTAACGTTCGTCGCGCGTACATATGCTGACAGCTGATTATGTCTTTTTTATGTCGGTTCCTAAATCTTTTTAATTATGTAGTATACTATTGCACAGATTTGTGCTATAGTACGTTTAAGCATAGGGAGACAGTATGATGCAGGATCTATTTTCATCAATACAACCATCTACTGATTTTTCTTGGGTAGTAGCAATGTTTGCAGGAACTGGAGCCACAGACGCAATACGAAGGGCGAATGACGTACCACTTAAAACTTACTTTCCAATTAGATTCAACGGTAATCAAGAGCCCATCCCTATGTGGCGCAACTATTTATTCATCGAATTTCGCGGAATGTTAACTTTGAATATATGTCGTAGTACCAGTAAATTTCTTAAAATAATATGCGCACATGATGAAGAAGGAATACTAAGGCCAATAATGGTACGCAAAAATGCAATAGCTGAAAGCCTAGAGTTATTTCAACAAGGACGATTCAATGATAGAACATACGTTAGACGCTATTATGGTAAGGGAAGCATAGTTAGAGTAATTGAAGGAAACTTCATAGATAAGCGCGTAAGACTAGAAATTGACATAGAACCAGGATTGCCAGGTACCAAGAAAGTACCAATAGATATTAATGGATGTCGCGGTAGCATTGAGATATGGAAGTTAGCGTTATGAGTTGGCATCTTAGTCCGCCGAACACAATAAACAAAATTATTCATGAGAGAGGTCTTGAAACTAAAAATCGACGGAAAATGTCAAAACGTAAAGTCACAAACCTTGAAATAATCAAAAGAGAAGCAAAGAAACATTCCAATAGAGTTCCTGTTACATTAGTACCAATTAGATTTATAAATAGAAGCGCCACATGAGTGTTATCAATGCAACATGATGATCACATATGGCTAACTGTACGCGGAGAAGCTTGGGCTATTCAAGCTATGATTACGCCAATTATATATCTCTGGAGAGGTTATTTTCCAAATTGCGAATATAGCGCTATTGATATGAGTGACTTTAATTATAAGCTTTATTGCAATAGAGCAGTGGAGAAGTTAAAATGCAAAATCAACTAATCGTGATGCGCCTCATAGACATGCACAGGATGCATCCACAACAAATCAATAATCACGTTTGCAGTAAATGCAAACAAAAAGTTGGCATTTATCCCAGCGGTCAAAAGATACTAAAGGAACAACCAGATTTAGAGATCGTTTGTTCTCGTTGTGTTGATATATCCGAAAAGATATTGTCACAACCTGCTGCCGCCTCGTTTCATGAGATAATAGAAGAGTCAAGAGCGAGTTATGATGTTAACAAGAGGAAACAATGAAAATAATTGATATCAATAGCGAAAGCGATCTGCGACAGTGGCTAAAGGATAACATCCATTATGCTAAAGGACTTAAACTTGACTGGATCGAGTCATCGAAATATGGTAGTTCATGGGGTCAACCAGATGTTAATATCAATTGCAATGAGGTCACTGTCAGCGTAGAACTCAAATATTTGTTAACTACACGCAAAGGAATCAAATGGACGTTGCGCCCAGCTCAAAGGCGTTGGCATCATATTCACGCGCGTAAGGGCGGTAAAAGTATTGTTATGGCTTTTGTACCAGCAAGTAATAGTTTGATACTTGTGCGCGGAAGCAATGTACCAAGAAGAGATTACGCAAGTCATCCAGATAGTGGATGCAAAAACGGAGAAGTAGATACGCATTGGCGCATCAATATGGCGCCAATTAATCAAGATGAAAATGCAATGATTTTACTAGAGAGGTATTTATTTAGACATGATTATTTTTGGGAAGATTTTGATTTTGATGGAGAAAAGTAATGCCGTCAATCGTAGATCAAGTAATGGAGGAAGTAATGCGCCACCAATCATACATTCTTGACGAAAATTGGAAACCAAAAGCTGTCAGTTTGCTTGAAGCTATGGCTAGCGAACGTCATATTGTTCAATTATCTGTTATTCATATTACAGATCAACTACAAGTCAGCACCATATTTATCGGCGTTAATTATGCATTTGGTGGTAGACCGCCCATTCTATGGGAAACAGCCGTCTTTCAAGACAACGAAAACATTTTTCAAATGCGTTATACGTCACGTCGAGCCGCTATGAACGACCATCTAGACATCGTAGAAATGATCAAATGTCACATGAGGAGAGCAGAAATGCCAGATGAGATTGATAGAAGTATGGCACGTGCTGGATGTAGATGCCCATTGTGTCGCGATCTACGCGCGGGTGGTTTAGTCAGAGAAGAATCGCAATTCCCAGATACTGATTTCGTTGTAAGCGCCATGCCACATCCATCCCGATCTCCTCAGCACAAACGAGGGCCGATTGAAGAGCGTCAACAGAAAGAGCCACTAGATGATATTCAGATGGAATTGGTACGCGCTGATATTGCTCTGCTCAAAGCCGAAGCAGAAAAGAGCGGAGCAATGGATAAATGGCGCAGAGAACAGGAGAAGATTGAACGGAGGCGTCTTTAACGTAATTCGCTTTGTATGGTGACAGTCCTTGAACATACAGCTATTTGGTGAATGGTTCATAGTAACATTCACTATCGCATTCTTATCAGAGAGGAAAAGACTAATGGGCGAAAAGAACAGACATTATGAATTTCGTGAAACGCGCCTACCTAAATGCGCATGTTTAAATTGTGGTAAAGTGCTGGATGCTGCTACCAGTATGGAAGGTCATACGCCGCACGAAGGCGGAGTCAGTATCTGTTTCGATTGTGGTCATGTCGCGATATTTGATGCGCAACTCAAATTTCGTCCACCCACAGATGAGGAAATGCTAGAGATAGCTGGTCATCCAATTTTAGTACAGGTTCAGAAAGCGAGAGCGGAAGCCATGCTCATGTCTAAGTTATCTAGAAAAACCGTATTTCGCCATCATCAAGGTAGTTTAGAAGACAGTATGAAAACTGCCATCGAAATTCGCAATATAAATGATCTAGTACTTGAGTTGCAAAAGAGATTCACGTTTTGGGTCATCAAACCTAGCGATATTCATATACAAGAATACATGCCATGGGCAGACACACGCATAGGTTGGGAAAAGACTTACTTAGTCACATTAAGTGG